CCAGAAACTGTCGTGCCAGAAACTGTCGTGCCAGAAACTGTCGTGCCAGAAACTGTCGTGCCAGAAACTGTCGTGCCAGAAACTGTCGTGCCAGAAACTGTCGTGCCAGAAACTGTCGTGTCGGAAATCGTTGTTACAGAAACTGTCGTGCCAGAAAAAGTACTTGAAAAACCACCAGTTGTGTTTTTGGCTTTTAAATCCAAATCCGATATGAACCTAACCGAGGTATTAATTGATTTTCTAAGTGCAGATATCAATAAAATAGAACTAACGCCAAAAATTAAAAAAATGATAGGGTTACTGCCTCTAATGAAAAGTAACAAGGATGTTGTATCATCCCATTTAGAAAATATTGAAGTGTTGTTCACGAAGATTCTCGCAGATAAGAAGGTAAACGTTATGGATTTGGGAGAAATAATAGAGTTGTTGAATGAAATGTTTATGATTTACGATACACTACGTATCACAGTCACGGGTGAGGATATGGAGAAGGTATTTAAAGTGTTGATCCAGGTTTTTATCCATTATAAGCTCGGTAATCAAATGACAGACGACGAAAAAGAGTCGGTCATAAATTCAGTCTACACGGTCCTATCATTGTGTACTCAACTGATTGATTTAAAGGAAACCACGAAAAAAATTAAGAAAAAAATCAGATTCTTACCATGTTTCTAAGAACTCAAGGTGCGATGTCATATTTATGTTCACCTTCATCTACTTCATAGTATTTTAAGGAGAAGACCATAGTGTTGGATTGAACGAATGAACCGACAGAGATTGTCGTATATTTTTCCAGGCTTTCACTTTTGATTCGTTATTTCCCTCGAATTGCGCCAAATATGCTGTACTACTCGGCGCAATCCCTTTTGATTTCATACTTTCATCCGGTTTAACACCAAAACAATTCACCCCATATTTGGTGTTGGGGTTTTTAATCTTCCCTCCATTAATTCCAGGCCGGCCACACATATGTTTTGTTTTTGGATTCTTCTGCAGCCTCGTCCATGTCTCCGACTGAGTCGGAAAAAGCGCCAACTTATCATCGCTCCAACCGTAACTACACCATTCCCCACCTTTTTTGTACGCCGCCTCAATTTCTTCGTATGTAGCCAATCTCGAATCGAGTGATTTGCAAATATTTTTTGCATCCCTGTAAGTATATAAATTATTGTGAATGTGGAAAACCTCTTCCTTTGTATGTTCTTCCTCCACCTGTTTATTTTCTTCTTTTGGTTTCCCATTGTAATAATGTTGGTGATCTTTCAAATAACGAACCAAATCCACTGCGAAAACGAATTTTAATATATTGAAAATTACCTGAGAAAATAGAAAATACCACCCTTTATGAGATATGATTGTCACGCTGAATGGCGTGTTTTCACCATGTGTCGGAATGCCCAACACAAAGGAAATTCCGGTAAACACGCATATAAAAATCATTGTTGAAAACATCATTATCGGGTTTTCATAGAAAGTATATGTTTTTTTAATGAATTCATCGAGTAAATGAGTGTTTGTATAGGTAACCGCCGTCCAGTTATAATATGTTACGAAGACAGCTATGACGAAAAGGAGTGAACCGTCAAACAGACGCGACAAAGAAACGGTAAGTTGTTTGGAATTATGTTTCGCATAAGACGAAAATACCAAATAAACAAAAGCGTAGACCAGAACAAAAGCAAAAAGCAAGTCCAAATGTGATTCTTTTAACATGTACTTGAGATGTTCTTTGGCGCTTTTTGAACCGGCGTTATCCATAATAATATTATATATATATGAATATGAAAAAAATTAGAGGTGAATCTGTAAGTCGGCTATATTATAATGATTTCCGGAACTTATTTGGGGTATCATTTCATATTTTATAAGAACGTTCTTTAACTTCGTCAGTAACTCATTCCATGTTAAAGTTGGGTTATTTCTCACTGTATTAACAAACGCATAAGACAGTGCGCCATTATAAGAATTTTTTATATTAGCATCTATACTTACTTGATTATCAAGACAACCACTTAATAATATTACGTTGCTTTTGGTTTCCTTAGATGTTTCATTTATGACGGTAATTAAGTTATTATCAAGTGCATATTTTAGGTCTAACATAGTACCACTACGACAGCTATCAAACATACTAAACATGTTTACATCTGTATTTAAATATTTGTCAAGAATATTTTTTAATTCGTCGTCGGTTATTGCATAATGGTCTACGCTAACAATTAATTCATCTATTCCATCGACTTCATCACAGTTTGTATCTTTCATATTTGACCCATGCCCACTAAATGAAAAAAAAATAGAATCGCCAGATTTTGCATTTTGAACAAGTGATGTAAACTCTTTAATAATATTTTCTCTCGAAGCGTATTCATCTGTAAGTATGACAATGTCTTCCACTTTATATTTATACATGGATACCAGCAAATCTCTTATTAAATAAACATCGTTGACGCATCCTCGTAGTTCAGAAGATGTGCCTACATAATTAATACCTACCAAACACGCTTTTTTTGATGGTGTTTTTGCAGGGTCTTCATTATTTGCCGCCAAGTTCGTTTGTATGAGAATCAATCTATCGCGTTCATTGTCTAATAGTTTTATTTGTAGATAATAAAAGTGAATTAAATCCATTCTGTATTTTAATTTTTGACTAAATTTAAACTTTCTATTTTTGAATATATTTTTCAATAATGTATTGACATAATTCAATAGTTTCTTTTTTTTAATTTTAAAGGTTTTAATAATATTCTCCATTGAGTTATATTTAATATATTCATTAAAAAAAATAATCAAATTTATAGATTGAAGTGCATCATAAATCACCATTTATTTTTTCTTACTGTTATTTGTCCGCCAGATTTCGATTTCCGATTTTTATTGGGGTCGTATTCCTCATCTTCGTCATCTGATTCCATTTCCTTTGAGATATCCCAAAATTCTTTCGACCCCAATTTAAAATCCGGTCGATTTTCTGCCTTGTACCAAAAAACTTGATCTTGAAGTTTACTTGTTTTAGCGTTGTTGTTTATCACTAAACATTCGAAGTTTTCTGTGGTTTGATCCATCACACTACAAAACGATTCCAATGTCGGAAACATACTTGCATAGTTCTCCCAAATTCGTTTCCGATTGGTTTGATAGGGTTCTCTCAGGAGAAACACATAATCTATATTCGTTCTTAATGTGGGTGGAATCCCTAAAGGGTATTGCATTGTAATGATCAACATAACTTTCCAGTGACGACCATTCATAAACAATAACCGCATAAGTTTATCTCTCGACCACGAATTGTCATATAAACAATCGTCTAAGATGACAAAAGTTCTTGGATCTATCGTTGTCCGTTTGTATTCTTTGATTTCATTTTTCATTTGTTTAAGTACCGTCTTTTGGCGTCTTAGTACATTTTCAATAAGAGCAGAGCTGTATTCGTCGTGGATGAACAGTTTCGGGACAAGGTCTGCGTAAAAACCATTACCGGCTTCAGTTCCTGATATTACCGTTCCTATTGGAATATCCTGGTGAAAAAATAGTAGGTCTTTCACCAAAAATGTTTTGCCTGTGTCACGTCTTCCGATGAGAACAATCACCGGACCTTTACTTTCATTCGCACGAAATGTAATATTACGCATATCAAATTTCTTAAGTTGCAAAGTCATATGTTATTATGGCAGAGATGTTTTTAAGTTTTTTGGCGAACTCGTTTACTATTTTAAAATCCTTTGTATAATAATTCCATAATGGTATTTACTTTAGGATATGTTAAAGCGTCTTCGCAATTCTTATCTGATATGGATTTCTCAGAAGACGATTACAATCCTATGGACATTTCCTGCATTCAGCATTACAACCCACTTTATTCCACTTTTTTCGATATGGACGACACTTCCATCCAATCGATTGCATTGAACCACACCTTTCAAGTATTCGATAGTTCAAAAGTAATTTGTACCGCAACCGGGAAGAAAACAAACGAAAAAATATTCATTAAATACGCGCCTTTACTTGACCCAGTCCATTTTTTAATCGGTAAATACGATAGAAAGAATATCGACAACGGTCGTCTACCTACGCCCAATTCGGACGAACTCGATGTCTCCTTCAATAAACTATCGAACAGAAACAATTCCTCTTATGTTGACAATTTCTTCAACTATCTTTCAAGTCAAGTGTTAAATCACCATACTTTTGTAAACGGTATCGACTATTACGGGTCGAACGTTGCTATCCAGAAAAAATTCCGGTTCGACGTGTCTGAGGATTTGGAGTATTTAGAGGATTCCGAGTTTTTCAAAACGAATAACGTAAAGTATTTTGATATTCACGAATACGATCAGAAAGGCTTCCCGTCTAAAAACACACAATCGAATAGACCGATTATTCAAATCTCCGATGAAAATATCGCGGTCGACGACGTTATAGAAGTTTCATACGATAACAATAATGAAGACGGTAATAAAGACAACGAAGAAATGAGTACTGAAAGTATATTTAAGAGTAATGAAGAATGCGAAGACGAAGACGAAGACGACTCATTAGATTCCGAAGACGAAGACGACTCATTAGATTCCGAAGAAAACAGTATCGTTTGCAATACGGATGATGAAGATGAAGATGAAGATGAAGATGAAGATGAAGATGAAGAGATAAAAATGGTATTGATGCAAAAAGGTGGTGAAGCGGGTGATGATGATGATGAAGCGGATGATGATGATGATGATGATGATGATGAAGACGAAGGAGAGATGTATGCGTATTTGTATAATTTTCCTATACAAATGATTGCCTTGGAAAAATGCGATGGGACTCTGGATTCTTTATTAGAGGAGGAGACGATCAATGGAGAAGAAACCATAAGCGCATTATTTCAAATCATATTCACGTTGCTCGTCTACCAGAAACTTTTTTCGTTTACCCATAATGATCTGCATACAAATAATATTTTATACAAAGAGACCAAGACGAAATTCCTCTACTATAAATTCAACGGCAAAACATACAAAGTCCCAACTTTCGGGAAAATATATAAGATAATTGATTTCGGTCGGGGTATTTACAAATTCCAGGATAAGGTTTTATGCAGCGACAGTTTCGCCATTGGGGGTGATGCTCATGGGCAGTACAATTTTGAACCTTATTTTAATAGCGATAAACCGCGTCTTGAGCCGAACAAGAGTTTCGATCTGTGTAGATTAGGCTGTTCCATGTTTGATTTTGTGTTTGAAGAAGAACCGAATCTCCTTAAAATGACGGCATTACAAAAGATAGTTATGGAATGGTGTACTGACGATTATGGTAAGAATATATTGTACAAGAAAAACGGTGATGAACGCTATCCGAATTTCAAACTGTACGTAATGATTTCGCGACTTGTTCACAAACACACACCTGAAAACCAACTTGAGAACCCCCTATTCGCGCAGTTTGAGGTGACGAAGGGGGCTGTAAAGTCGTTGTTTGATTTAGACGGAATCGATAAATATTATGTGTGAATACCACATATAGATAAAATATGGAAAAAAAAACGTGGAATGAAGAGGACGGTGGAAGATGGGACTATTCGAACAAACAAAAACAAAAAATACTTGCGGAACAAAAAAAGGTCGAAACAAAAAAAATGAAAAAAAAAAATGCAAAGCAGAAAATTATGGCAAAAGAAGTGGTTACTATGACGACCGTTAATGAATCGACGGAAGAAACAGAGTTTGTAGAAATCACTCTAAATCAAAATGAGTTTAATCAAAATGAACCGAACAAAAAAACCCAAAAAACGTGGTGGTGGTGGTGGTAAAAATACTTACTAATATATAACGAATTAATATAAAATTGAATCAAATACAATCAACTTATTTAAAGGGTAAGGGTTAGGGTAACTATAAAAAGAAAACATATATATCATGAGCACCGAAGAGACTGTATATAATGCATGGACGGAATTTATAAATGATGAGAAATATAAAATATGCTTACTAATGAAACAATACAAGAGATAGGTGTACGTAATACTATATATAGTAATATAGTAATATAGTAAATAACAGTAATACTTTTACTTTTTCTCTGCAGCCTCTCGACTTTCAAAATCGACGTTTTCTTTGACACCCGTTAAATTTCCTTCTTCGTCGATCGTTTGCGTTAGTATATTTCCGTTCTTCTTCGCGGTTTCGATATTATCTTGAATGGCTTTTCTTTTCGCTTCGTACAATCGTTTGTCAAATTCTTCTTTCGCTTTTTTCTCATTCCTCAACTTCTCATGATGCAAGTTGTTCAATTCTTCCTCCAAGAACTCGACTCGCCCCGTCTTGTAAGCGTCTGGGTCGAGTGGAGTCCAGACAAAATTACGACCTACGAATATGTCATGATTCGGGTCACGGTCTCTGATTTCTTTCGCGTACTTTTCGGCTTCTTCTGTCGTTCCGAAATTACCGCGATTCATAAATCCGCGCACAGATGTTTGAAATTTATTTTCTTTTGTGTATATTTGTCCCAATCTATCTTCGTTCTTGTCCATGAATGATTTGAAATCCCCCTCGACGTTCTCCCTCTTTAATACATTTTCTTCTTCTTTGCAGAATTCCACAAAATCATTCATGACCGACTCTGCGTTCAGACTATATTTGAACGACAGATATTGTGTGAAATCCGAGAAGATGGAAAGACCTTTAGAATACTGCCACTGTTTCACGAACTTTTCAAACATGAACGTCTCTCGATTCCGGATTATTTTTTCTGGGGATACGAACGAATAACATCCAAATTTTTGACTCGGAATTACTGGGTCTTCTGTTAATAGATCAACATATCGAGTGTTTAATTTGCCAGACGGGGTTAACTTTTTCTCGAAAGTGTTTGTACTCATCTTTAGGGAAATATATGTTTAAGGATGTTTTTGATTTAAGTTCTTTCTTGAATTTATTTTTTATGTATAAATGTATATTATATTATATGCATTCGCAATTTAGTGAATTTCTGAAGCGTGCGATTAAATACTTAGTTGAAGGCATTATGGTAGCTATTGCAGCGTTTGCCATTCCCAAACAAAAGTTGAATGTTGAGGAAATTGTTATTATCGCACTATCTGCAGCGGCAACGTTTGCTGTTTTGGATGTATTTGTACCTACTATGGCAGCAAGTGCGAGAGGAGGTGCTGGGTTCGGTATAGGCGCAAATCTGGTTCGTTTCCCTAGGTTAGGTTAGGTTAGGTTAGGTTTAGGAATTAAATTTTTACAATTATGATGGTTGTATACTAAACTTTTATTCTGCCATACTGAAGAAAAAATATAGATATTTTCAAAGATGTTTTTAATTAGGGTTAGGGTTAGAAATAATTTCTTTATGCAAAATAAATTATTTGGATTTACTGCGTAATCGGTTCTTCGTGTTAATAAACCTTTGTTTACCTCCCATTTTTGTTTTTTTGCGTTTGCTAGAACTTTCACCTACGTTTTTACCATACGATGCTTGTGTACTCTTCGCCGTTTTCCTAGCGGTTTTTTTTGAGGGTGATTTATTGTTTTTTAAGCCATCCCATATTGCATCGTACAATATGTCAGCAACATTCGTTTCCAACATCCCATTATAAATTTTTTGGAAAATGAGTTTATTTCGTTTTGTTTCTCCTCCTTGGCTGACAATATTGCGTATCATTGTTCCTGACCACCCCCCATTGCTGTCAATAAGATCAATATCTAATGTATGGATTCCTTCTTGAGTTTTTGTTTTCTCTATGAATGTCACCATTCCTCCTCGTGGCAACGTCATCCTAAGAATAGGTGTATGCACTTCGGCCCACTTCGAATAATATTTATCGACTGAATCAATAAAATCGACCCGGTCCTCACCTGCTACCATAAATAAGTTTATTTTGTCAAGCGCTATTCTACGTTTTTGTTTCTTGTTATCTATTCGGTCTTCTTCTTTTTCTTGAGATTCAGGAGTAGTTTGTTGGTTTAAAGAGTTGATTTTATTAAGAATTATTTTTTGGATCGTATGAAAAGGAGATGGTTCATAATCAGAAACGCATATTAATATTATATGCATATCCTGAATTTTTTTCTGCACAATTAACCTTTCCGCACCACTTATCTTTTCAATCATTTTTCTCTTCAAAGAGTTAATCATTGTTATTCTATCAAACGCCTGTTTTTCGTCGCCCAATACACTTTTCTTCAGTTCACAAGAGATAGGGTTCCCTTTGTCAAGGACCTTTGATAAACATACATAAACCTGATTTATCCCCTTTTCTATAGCCTTGTTTATCAATATTTCAACTATGCCTAAATGTCCAGGCATAGGAGGGTTCATTCGTGTAAGAGCAAAAAAAACTGAATTTTCGTTTGTATAAATACTGTTGTCATGTGGACTGCTCATTATATTATATATTATATACTAATAAATGTCTAATATTTAAACAGTAGGGAAATATTCCCAATCTAAATAATCACACACTCTTTTCCAAATCATATCCTGCTCCAACTGTTTGATACGGTCTTTCATCATGGGTATATATGGTAAGTATTGACGTTGGTCGAGTAACACGCACAATTGGCATAAAATATAGGTATAATTGAAGAAATTGGTCCGTGTGATTGGACAGAAGATCGCCCAAGGTTGTTGAATTTCTATGAATAAAACGCACAACGTCTCGATGAGTTCTTCGTTCATAATGGGGGGTTTTATGCCCAGGATAGAATTAATATACTGGATATGTTCGAAATATTTATTATATCCCAACGTGCTCAAAATATTCCGCATTTCAATGTAATTCAAGTCATTGATTTTTTTCCGTTCCTTTTTTATACGTTGCTTAACCGCATCCAAAACTTCTTCCGGTATTTTCGTGGTTTCTTTTGCTTGGAACTGAGACAATATTTCTTTAAAGTGATTAAGTCGGATATAGGCAGTATAAGATACTTCGTTGGGCATTTCTTTATTCAGCGGCTTATTATTGTCTACAATATGAATGACAAACTTTCCACATTTCACGTTATTACAAATCAGCACGCCCTCTTCTTCCAGAGGAATCAATTCCCCTTGATTGCAAAATAAACACGTATCGGAATCAAGAATGTAATCCTGGAGATGGATGGTTTCGCCGATACCTACATTTTTCCAATACTCTTGGTACATTTTTTTACTGTTTTTATATTTGTCGCTCTGAAAATTACAACTGTCTACATTTTTTCCCTTGATTCGAAAAAACGTACTTATCGTGTTTGTGTCTTTTTTATTCTCTCCACTGGAGATTTTCTGTTTTTCCTCGTAGTAGTGGAAAATAAACCTCGAATTTTGTAGTAAATACTTGTTTTTCGAACTCTCTAATTTCTTCACCTCCGCATTCTTGCTTTTTATTTCGTCGAGTAATTCGAAATAAGCTTCTGTTTTATTTTCCTTCTTGATTCGAACGGATTGCGTTAACTTATCAATTTCGACATGGAGTTTCGGAATGGTATCGTTTTCAATAACAAAATACATTTGCATCATATCGTTGTGTTTTTCATCGAGTGTTTGAATTTTGTTTTTGTTTTTTGTATGTTTTACTTCCATATTAATACTTCTTGAATAATGTCTTCCGACCCTTTTAAATTATTTACACGATTCAATATTGAAAATATTGTGTTTCTAAGATTTTTTGTTTTTCCTTATAAAAAGTCGTCTACGTACATTGACGATTTTTTTACTCATTATTATTTGTGTAATGAATTGTTTATGTTACGGATGTAGTCATTTGTCTGTTTACGTCCAAAATAAAAATATTTAGGGATATTATATTAATCAGAAATGGCTGGTGCACTTATGCAAATCGTAGCTTATGGCGCACAAGATCTTTTTCTGACCGGAACTCCTGAGATTACTTACTGGAAGGTTTCCTATCGCAGGCACACAAACTTCGCTATGGAAAGTATTGAACAGACTTTCCAGGGACAGGCGGATTTCGGCCGGCGTGTAAGTGCGGTCCTTTCACGTAATGGTGATCTTGCTTACCGTACGTATGTACAGGCAACTCTCCCTGAAATCAACCAGGACCTGAAGAACTCCAGCGGAGGAGCTGTGTATGCTCGTTGGTTAGACTATATCGGCGAACAGATGATAGCACAGGTTGAAGTCGAAATCGGTGGACAGCGCATCGACCGCCAATATGGTGACTGGATGCATATCTGGAATCAGCTCACTATGACATCCGAACAGCAGAAAGGCTACTGGAAGATGATCGGTCATACCACACAGCTGACCTACATCACCGACCCAAGCTTCGCCAATGTTGCCGGTCCTTGTGCAGCTTCAGGCGGCCCGGCACAAGTGTGTGCTCCTCGCAATGCCCTCCCAGAAACGACTCTTTATATCCCTCTTCAGTTCTGGTTCACTAAAAATCCTGGACTTGCCCTTCCTTTAATTGCACTTCAGTATCACGAAGTCAAGATCAATCTTGATATTCGTCCTATTGGTGAATGTTTGTGGGCGGTGAGTAGTCTCGAAAATGGTGGAAAATCCGTCACGAACGCTTACCAACAGTCTCTTGTTGCGGCATCTCTTTACATTGACTATATATTCCTCGACACGGATGAACGTCGCAAGATGGCTCAGAATCCCCACGAATACCTCATTGAACAGTTGCAGTTCACCGGCGATGAATCAGTCGGGTCTTCTTCCAATAAGATCAAACTCAATTTCAATCATCCTTGCAAGGAGGTTATTTGGGTGGTCCAGCCGGATGCTAACGTTGACTACTGCTCGTCTCTCGAATCTGACAGTGTTCTTTTCAAAAGTCTCGGTGCGCAGCCTTTCAACTACACTGATGCGATTGATGCTCTTCCAAATGCTCTTTACGCGTTTGGTTCTGAAGAATC